AATTTAAATTTTGCAATCTTTAACATTCTTTCAAACAAGGGCTCAGCTTTAAATGTTTTAACAATATTCATGACCTTACCATTAACTACAAAGGTTAGTGTGTTATTGGCATGATCAAGTTCAATAGTGAAAAGTTCTTTTGCTTTTACTCTTGAATCAATTCTTTTTAGATCGCTTTCGGTCATCATTGTCCACTCCATTTAATAATTTTTTCTTAAAAGTTTCTACTGACATTTTTTGTTTCTTAGCTTCATACTCAATATGATTATGAATTAGTTTAGATATCATAGCTCCTGGAGCTCTATACTTATCTTCACATATTTTTTTTAATAATGAGTAATCTTCTTTTTTAACTGCCACTGACTTCCATCTATTTAGATCCATCTTTTATCTCCATATCTTTTGTTAATATTAAAGGTTTAGAAAGTGCTATAACTTTTTTAAGTTCTGCATTTTCTTTTCGAAGTGCAACCACTTCTTTACCTAAAGCTTCGATACCATCGTTAGCTTCTTTTACTATGTCTCTGCACATTTGTGTGTTCATTTTGCTCCTATTGTTGTCTTGTTATTTATATGGTATCTTACCTATATGGGATACAATCGAATGTCAAATAAATTATGAAATTTATTTTAATATATACAGTCTGCGCTTTTATTGATGGTAGTTGTTTACCCGAGACTGAATACCCTAAAACATTTGATACTTGGAGAGAGTGCATAATTACAGCATTAGATACTACAAAAAAAGTTATTGAATTTTTCCCACCAGAAGATATAGAGAAATATAATCTTGGCCCGAGGTTCGTGTGCCAAGGTATTAATACAGTTTAGAATGATTCTAAAGTTTATATTATTAGGTAGTGTGTGTTTATCTACACCAGATACAGGTACAAAATGTACTCAATATATGGTAGATGACCTCATAAATGGCCCAGGATGTCGTTCTAAAGCTAAACAGATAGGAATACGTATGAAAGACCAAATCGAAGAAATAGGGGGTTCTATGGCCTCTTATGATGTACATTGCATAGCTATTGATAGTGAGGGCTACAATATTGACCATTCGTTCAAAATATCTTATAATATCTTATGACAGCTTATCGTATCAAAGCATACATGGGAGGTTTGCAGTTAGACCAAGTAGTCGAAGCAAACGATTGTAAAGAAGCGATACTTAAGGTGTCTCAACAAGTGGAGGATGGCACCGTTGAAGTTATTAAAGATGGTTTCACCGGCAACTCCAGACTTCACGTAACATACGAGGAGATCGTAAATGTTAAGTAAAGAAAAAGTGGAGCTAATAAAAAAGCTTCAGGCCAAAGAACATGAATGGACAGCTAGTCTAATGACCCATGGTGGTTGTACTACTGACATGTTGAAAACTGAGAGCGAAATTAAAACTCTTAGAAATCAATTAAAGTACCAAGATGTTCAAGAAAATTTAGCTGCAACAGGTTAAGTTTTTTTAGGTTTTACAAAATCAAACTTTTTTCCTAGGGATTCTTTCGGCTTAACGAACTCATAGTGATTTATTATAGCTAACAGTTTAGGTCTCTTAACTGTACTATAAGGTAAAAATAATTTTGCTAAGTATAATGCTTTTTGATGAGAACACCTCCATCTCCATTGGTCCCTCTTACCTAGAGATCCTTTACCAATACCTTTGAAGTGAATGCTTCCTACTCCAACAATATCATAAAAGTTTTTAATACAATCTAAATCTGTCATTGAAACTTCCATTGCAACATTCCATTTTAAATAAGTCTTACCGTTTGGTTTATTACATTTATATTTTGCGTAATTAACATTACCTTCCCCATCAAATAATCCTGCTGCATAAGCAATCAAGTCTCTGTTATCATGTGGCATATTTCTATTTTGCATCACCCCAACTCTTTCCAATTCCTACATCTACTACAGACTTAACTTTAAAATCAATTGATTTTTCCATTATACTTTTAATCTCATTTGCATGAGCTTCATCTTTAATATTAAAACAAAGTTCATCATGAATCTGTAACATAGGTAAATGGCCTGCATTATAACAATCTAACATTGATTGTTTAGTTTGATCAGCTGAAGATCCTTGAATTAATCTATTCAAAGCTTTGTAAGTAAAGGCTCTCTTAATATTATTTCTACCATATTTCGCAACAGCATCTTCATATTTTTCTGCTTGGTGAAGACCAAAATCTCTTGTCTCCCATTTATCAAACCTACACTTCCTACCTTTTTTAGTTCTAATAATTCCTTTTTCATCTGCTGCAACCTTACATCTATCTGATAATTTTTTAATAAATGGAACCTTCTTGTTATATTTAACAATCAATTGATCAGCTTCATCCTTAGTAACTCCTAAAGATAAGGCTAACTTATTCTTACCCATTCCATACATAATACCAAGGCCAATAGTTTTTGCTTGAGTTCTTTCAATACCAACAAGATCAGCAACTGTTTGGTGAAAATCTGCATCATCATTCTTATATGCCTCTACTAATTCTTGTGCACCTTCATAACCATTATCTCCAATAGATGCTGCATAGTGAACCGTCATTCGTGGTTCTTGTTGCGAGTAGTCAAATGAACCCCATTGATAGCCATCTTCTGGTATAAATAGAGACCTAATCTTAGGACCAAGATCCTTGTTCCTGGCTGGCACTTGTTGTAAATTAGGATTACTCATAGATAGTCTACCTGATACAGTTCCTCCAAGATCGGATCTAAGTTGTTGTATCTCTCCATGAATCCTACCTTTGACTTGGTACCTTAAGATAGAAGATAAAAATGTACTATGAAATTTATTGATCTCTCTTGCACTAACAATAAGTTGTGCTATTTTGTTCTTATTATTTATCAACCAATTTTGTGTAAAGGAAGGTTCGTTTGTTTTTTCAGTTCTTGGATAGTCTAGTTTCTTTTTGTCAAAAGCTTTGGCAATCTGGCGGGGTGCCCAAATATCTATGTCTATTCCTGTTTCTTTCTTTATGGCCTGTAGTATTTCTTTTTCTTGGCTCATCATTTCTGTTTTTAATTTTTCAGCTGATTCCACTTGGACTCTCACACCTCGTTGACGCATTTTTATCAACACCGGAATTAGTTGTTGTTCCAACTCCCACACCGTTTCTAAACTCTGTGTTCTTATCTCTTGTTTAAATCTTTGCCATAACTTCAATGTAAGTTCTGCATCTTGTTCTGCATAATAACCAACATGTTCTGCAGGTAACTTCCACATCTCTGCTTTAGGATCTATACCGTGAGCTGCTGCAGCTTCTCTTAATTCTGTCTCTGCTTTTATTTCTCCAAGATACTCTACTGATAATGCATTCAATGAATAAGAAAATTTATTCTCATCTATTAGTGCTGCTGCTATCATGGTATCTATAATTGGTCCGTGAACCGTGATCCCTGATGCTTCTAACCAACCGACATCATACTGAGCATTATGAAATACTTTAGGACAAGGAAGTGCACATACATCCTTCATATATTTTTTTACTTGTTCAGGTATCATGTTACCTCCACCTAAGTGACCAAAAGGAAAGTACCCCTTCCAACCATCAACAGCTACTGCGAAACCAACTATTTCTCCTTTACCTAAAGCCCAACCCGCTCCAAGCTTTTCATTAATACCATCATCCCTAGTCTCTAAGTCAATTGCAATTTCAGTTGCATCAGATAAATCTTTATACTCACTTGGTGTATTCCACATCGATTTCTTAAACGTTAAGGTAAGCTGTAGCCCGTTCATTTCTTTTTATCTCCCCAAATACCCATATCTAATTTTTTTTCTTCTAAATGTTGTATCTCTAAATCACAATAATGTTTTATCTTCTCTATATCCTCAACTGTTTTACCTTTACTTAAATATCTACAAACATATTTTATTACATTTGCTTGAAATGGATTAAGGCCATTCTTTCTAATAAACGTCCATGGTTGAATTATAAATTGTTTATAATGCTTACCACCTACTTGTTTATCATCGGGAAAACTTTCATCGAACATATCTTTATTTGTCATTTTTCTCCTGGACATAAATTAAATAATCTGAACCTATTGGGTAGTTAAACTTATAGTCAGTTCTCAGTAGATGTAAAGTTTTTCTTGCTCTTGTTGCACCGGTATACCAGACCTTACGTTCATCACTTTTTTCTTGTTTA